GGCAGCCTGATGGCCGGCACCCCGCACCACGTGCTGCGAGAGCGGCGCCTGGCCGCCACCCTGGCCCGCCGGGGCACCCCCGAGTGGCAGCAGGGCGGCGCCCAGCTGCAGGCCGAGCAGGCCCGCACCGAGGCCCTGGTGGCCGAGCAGCGCCGGGTGGAGCGTGCCCTGGCAGCCGAGCGCCGCCGGCAGCAGGCCCCCGTGACCGACCGCGAGCTGGCCAAGGCCGTGGCCGAGGTGCAGGCGTGCATCGAGGACGCGGTGGCCGACACCGGCCTGCCGGCCGACACCGTGGCGTGGGACATCGTGACCGGCCAGGTGGCCTACATGCGCCCGGCGCTGGCGGCCGAGGTGCGGCGGGTGCTGCTGTGACCGGCCCCTGCGAGAAGTGCGGGCGCCACGCCGAGCTGCAGGAGGTGCCCACCCCGGCCCAGGTAGAGCGCATGCTGGCCCGCCAGCCCAACGCCGAGGTGTTCATCTTCCAGCTGTGCGCCACCTGCGCCGCCCCCCAGCCCATGCGCCGCAAGGTGTGGTCACCAGACCGAGGTGCCGACCGGCACCTGTCGGGCCGCTAGCAGCCCCACACCGCACCCCAGCGGCCCGACCAGCAGCCCCCGGTAGGAAGCACCGGGGGCTGCTGCGCGTGGCCACCACGGTCGCTGTGGCTCCCCAGGGCGACCTAACCGGGCTACCGTCACCCGCATGGCCCGCACCGGACGCCCCAGCAAGATCGACCAGGTGGTGCGGCACCGCCCCGACGGCACCCCCGTCACCGCCGGGGAACAGGTAGTCGAGCGGGTGCAGCTCGGCATGGACCTGCAGGTAGCCGCCGACAGCGCCGGCATCAGCCGCAGCACCCTGCACAACTGGCGGCTCACCGGCGCCCGCCACCGGGCCGAGGCCGCCAACGGCAAGCGGCTCACCCCAGCGCAGGAGCGCCTGGCCGACTTCTTGGACGCCCTGGAAAGAGCCGAGGCCGAGGCCGAGGCCAACCGGCTGGCCATCGTGCAGCGCGCCGCGACCGGTGGGGCGCAGGTGGTGAAGGTGACCGAGAAGGTGGACGCCCAGGGCCAGCTGCTGGAGCGCACCACGGTGACCGAGACGCTGGCCCCGCAGTGGACCGCCGCCGCCTGGTGGCTGGAGCGGCGCCGCGGCTACGTGAAGCGGTACGAGCTGACCGGCGCCGAGGGCGCGCCGCTGGTGCCCCAGGGCGAGCAGGCCCGTGGCCTGGCCGACAGCCTCCGCACCTACCTGGAGGGCGCCGCAGCTGGCGCCGCCGAGGCCAAGAAGGCCGGCAAGGGGTAGGCGGTGGCCAAGCCCCAGGTGCGCCTGGACCCCGACGTGGCCGACGCCCTGGACCGGCTGCGCGGCGACCGCAGCCTGAGCCACGTGGCCAACGCCAAGCTGCGCCAGCTGCTCGGCCTGCCCGCGCCCGGCACCGCCCACGACACCCAGGTGCCCGAGGGCGCCAACGCGGTGGTGCGCGCCCCCACCGGCCCGGTGCTGGGCCGCAGCTTCGGACGGGGCGGGTGGCAGGGGCCAGCCCGGCAGCGATGACCACGCTGCGCTCGGTGGGCTGGGACGGCCTGCCCCCAGCCGAGGGCGACGTGGTGCGCACCCCCGACGGGCACCTGCTGCTGGTGACCGCGGTGGCCGAGGGCGCCGGCCCCGGCCAGTACCGCCTGGACTGCACCACCCCGAGGGTGATCGACTGGCGGCCCGCCAGCTGGGCAGGTACCAGCTGATGCCGGCCCGCAAGCCCCGCCCGCTGCCGGCCCGGCAGGCCGACGCCATGGCCGAGCTGGCCGAGCTGGTGCTGGCCATGCAACCCGCCGAGCTGGAAGCGTTCGCCCAGCAGCTCCCCGCCGACGACCTGGCCCTGCTGGAGCACGTCGTGGCCGAGCGGCACGCCATGGGCTGGCGCAGCAACCCCGCCGCGATGGCCCACCACCTGGACCCCACGTTCGAGCTGTACCGGTACGTGCAGCTGCTCAGCGACCGGTTCGTGGCCGCCATCGACGGCACCGCACCCCGCCAGCTGTGGAGCCTGCCGGGCCGGTACGGCAAGACCACCCTGCTGCAGTGGGGCCTGGCCTGGGCACTGGACCGCCGGCCCGAGGGGCGCAGCATCTTCGTGTCCTACGGCGACGACCTGGCCCTGGAGTCGGGCACCGTGGTGCGCGACCTCCTGGCCCAGCACGCCGACGTGCTGCGCGCCCAGCTGCGCCCCGACCGCAAGGCCCGCGACCGGTGGCTCACCCCGCAGGGCGGTGGGCTGCTCGCGGCCGGCATCCGCACGGGCATCACCGGCTACGGCGCCAGCCCCGGCGGTGTGCTGGTGGTGGACGACCCGTTCAAGGGCTGGCAGGAGGCCCACCGGGAGAGCGAGCGCAAGGACGTGGCCGACCGGTTCAAGGGCACGCTGCGGAACCGGCTGGATGCCGAGTCGGTGCCCATCATCGTGGTGCACCACCGGCTGCACGTGGACGACCTGATCGGCAAGCTGCGCGCCGAGGCCGAGGACGGCACCGGCGAGGCGTGGGAGCTGACCGCGCTGCCGGCCATCGCGCCCGACCCCCGCCCCGGTGACCCGCCCGACCCGCTGGGCCGCAAGCCCGGCGAGGTGATCGAACCCAAGCGGTTCAGCCTGTCGGACGTGCAGAGCCGGCACCGGGGCCTGGGCAGCAGCTACCTGGTGTCGGCCCTGGAGCAGCAGCAGCCCCAGCCGCCCGAGGGCAAGGAGCTGCTGCGGGAGTGGTTCGTGCTGGCCGAGGCCGCCGAGCTGCCCCGCCAGGCCGAGGTGGCCGTGGCCGCCTGGGACCTGAAGCTGAAGAACCGGGAGGCCGGCGACTACGTGGTGGGCCAGGTGTGGTGGCGCGTCGCGGGCGGCTACTGGTGCATGGACCAGCTGCGCGGCCAGTACGACCACGCCACCACCGGCAACGCCATCGCCCTGCTGCTGGTGCGCCACCCCGAGGTGCGCACCACCTACATCGAGTCGGCCGGCTCGGCGTCGGACGTGGTGCCCGAGCTGCGCAAGGCCCAGCCCGGCTACACCGTCAGCGACGAGATGGCCCTACGCCTGGGCATGACGCCCGACGAGCGCACCCAGGTGGCCGAGCTGCGCCGCCGTGGCATGGCCCGCCTGCAGCTGGTGCCCGCCCAGGCTGACAAGAGCGTGCGGGCGCGCACCCACATCGCCCCCAAGGCCGAGCCGGGCCTGGTGCGCCTGCCCGCTGACGCCGCCTGGCTGCCGGGCCTGCTGGACGAGCTGGCCGCGTTCCCCGACGGTGTGCACGACGACCAGGTGGACGCGATGAGCCTGGCCCTGGCGAAGCTGGCCACCGGGCAGGCCAGCGTGAAGGCCGCCAGCGGGGCGGTGGCGCAGCCGACCCCTGGCGCGCACCGGGCAGCGGCGCCGATGCCGCAGGCCCCGGCAGCGCCCGCCCGGCGCAGCCGTGTGATGGCGCCGGGCGGGCAGCTGCCCAGGAGGGTGCGCTAGCTGTCGTCGGCCCCGTCGTCGTCGGGGGGCGGCGGCGGGGCTGGCGGTACACCCAGCAGCGTGTCGGGCGGTGGCCGGGTGGGTGGCTCGCTGTCGGTCATCGGCTACGGACGCTAGATCCAGCCGAAGCTGCGTGAGCAGCCTGGCCAGTGTCGCCACCCGCCCTGGGCGTGCAGCGCCCGGCCTCGCGCTATCTGCTCGGCGGCGCTGTGCTGGTGCGGGTAACCCGTGCCGCCCTCGGCCCGCCAGCTGCTGAGGCTGAACTGCAGGCCGCCGTAGTACCCATTCCCAGTGTTGATCGCCCAGTTGCCGCCGGACTCACACTGGGCGAGCCGGTGCCAGCAGGCGTCGTTCGCTGGGTCGCCGTAGCCGCCGCAACTGCCCGAGGTGGCCGGCTGCACCTGCACGGGTGGCGGTGGCGGCGCTGTGGTCGGGGGCGGCGGTGGTGCCGTGGTCGGTGGGGGCGGTGGCTGGGTGGTGGTGGTCGGTGGTGCTGTCGTGGTGGTGCTGGTGGTGGTGGGTGGGGGCTGGCGTAGCGCCACTGCCGGGTGGTCGGCGGCTGCGGCTGCCAGCTCGGTACTGGGCGGGTGGGCCTCCACTCCGCCCGCCGAGGCGCACGCCCCGAGCAGCAGCCCCAAGGTGGCCATGAGGGACAGGTATCTGGTCATCTGGAAAGGCTAACCCCGGTACCGGTAGCGCGCTAGCATCACCACCAGGGGCCGCAGCCCCGCCGGCCAGGAGGCCACCACCATGAACACCACCCAGGGGTACACCAGCGCCGAGGCGTGCAACGCCGCCGGCATCAGCTACCGCCAGCTCGACTACTGGACGCGCAGCGGCTACGTCACCCCCGAGGGCGGGCAGGCCACGCCGGGCAGCGGTGCGCGCCGCCGGTGGAGCCGGCAGCACGTGGCCGTCCTAGCTGTGCTCGCGCACGTGTCGGGCATGGTGGCCATCAGCCGGCTGGCGCAGCTGGCCGCGATCCTGCACGACCTGCCGCTGCGGCACTGGGCCGACACCACGCTGCTGGTGGACCGGGACGGTGGCGTGTGGCTGCCCGACACCGACGAGCCGGCCCCGCCGGTGTGCGTGCACGTGGCGCTGGGCCAGCTGCTGCCCGAGCAGCTGCAGGTACCGCTGCCGGCCGGTGTCGCGGCGTAGCCTGCGACCACCCACCACCCAAGGAGCACACCGCATGGCAGGCGCCTACCGCATGGCATTGAGCAGGGCCACCGTCGAGGTGCGCGACCCCGCCGGCACCCTGGTGGCCACCCACAGCTCGGTGACCGCGACGGTGCGCGACGGTGTGGCCCGAGCCAAGGCCGGCAGCGTGATCGTGGCCGAGCTGGACGGCGCCGAGCTGCAGGTGCAGGGCCGCAAGGCATACACCGTGACCGGTGCCGACGGCACCACCTGGACCGTGACCAAGCCCTGCGGCTGCAGCGGCGGCTGACGGGTGGGCGTGCACCCGCGAGAGTGGGCCGTGCCCGACGACGGGCACCCCGAGTACGTCGGCCCCGACCCGCTGCGCGGCTGCACCGGTGTGCTGGTCGGCATGCTGCTGACGGTGGCCGTGGTGCTGGTGCTGGGCCTGCTGTGGCTGGCGGTGGCGTGAAGTGGTGGGACCTGTCCAGCGCCGAGCTGCGGGCACGGCTGGTGCAGCGCGGCATGCACCCCACCACCGCGGCCCGAGTGGTGCAGCGCCGCGACCACCCCGACGGGCAGGCGGTGCTGCAGCAGTGGCTGGGCAGGCGCTGACCCTGGCCGTGGACGCGGCAGCCACCTACCGGCTGACCCGCCTGGCCACGGCCGACACCATCACCGACGGCCCGAGGGACGCCATCGTGCGGTGGGCGTACCGCCGGGCCGGCCGCGAGGCCATCGAGCAGCCGTGCCCCGACGTGTCGGGCGCATGGTCCGAGGTGGCCATGGCCGACGACGACCCACCCAAGCTGGCCACCCTGGTCACCTGCCGCTGGTGCGCCGGCATGTGGATCGCCGCCGGTGTGGTGCTGGCGCGGGAGGTGGCGCCCGAGCTGTGGCGGCCCCTGGCCCGCACGCTGCTGTTCAGCACCGCCGCCGCCCTGCTCGCCAACCTGGAGGACTAACACCATGGACGACCGCATCGAGCACCTGGCCAAGCGGCTGCGCTACGAGGTGACCGACCAGGCCAAGGGCGTGGGCCGGTACGTGTGGCAGGGCCGCCAGCCCGAGGTGGACGCCGAGGTGGTCGGCTTCCTGGTGAACCACTGGCGCACCGCCGGCACCGCCCTGGAGCAGCTGGTGGAGACAGCCCGCGGCACCGAGGCCGAGCTGGCCGCCACCCAGGCCCGCCTGGCCGACGCCGAGGCGCAGCTGGCCCGCCTGGCTGCCGGCCCGCCCATCGAGGTGGTGGACGTGGAGGTAGTGCCCGCCCCGCCCGAGCACCCGGTGCACCCCGAGCACCCCCGTGGCCGTGGCTGAGCCGCGCACCACCGGGTGCTACACCAGCGACGACGGCGTGGCCCGCTGCCGCGCGACGGGCAAGCGGTGCCTGAGCCACCGCCAGGCCGCCGAGCTGGTGCACAAGGCCAAGGGCCGCGGCGAGAACGTGGAGCGGTACCACTGCGCCAGCTGCGGGAGCTGGCACTTCGGCCACCGGGCCGGCGCCATCGGCAAGCCCCGACGCCGGCGCGGTATCGGCCGGGCGTGGCAGCGGGCCATGCGGGGCCTGTAGCCCCATCCTGCCCCTCGCTGGGGCTGGTGGCGTACGCTCACCGCTGAACGGCCCGGCCAACCCCTGGAGAACGCGTGGCGCGTCGCGGTGCACCCAAGCCCAACGCCCTGGTGGCGGCGGCCACCAACATCAGGCTGGCCGACCCCAAGGTGGCCGAGAAGCAGGCCGCCCGCCGGCAGGACTGGCAGGCCGAGGCGTGGGCCTACTTCGATGAGGTGCCCGAGCTGAAGGAGGCCATCCGGTACCGGGGCAACCAGCTGGCCAAGCTGCGCCTGTACGTGGCCACGGCCAACCCCAACGACCCCGAGGGTGACCCCATCCCGGTGACCGACGAGGCCAGCGGTGTGCCGCCGCAGGTGGCTGCCGAGGCCGTGGCCGAGCTGGGCCGGCTGCGCGCCGTGCTCGGCGGCCAGGCCGAGATCCTGCGCGAGCTGGACATGAACCTGGAGGTGGCCGGCGAGTGCTACCTGGTGGGCATGGGCGAGCGAACCGTGCCGGTGCGCCAGCGCGACGGCACCACCCAGGAGGTGCTGCAGCCCGAGGACTGGCAGATCCGCAGCGTGGCCGAGGTGCTGGTGAAGGACGGCCGGTACTTCATCAAGGACAGCCCCGGCGACACCAAGGGCACCCCGCTCGACCCCGAGCTGGACACCATCATCCGCATCTGGACCCGCCACCCGCAGTGGAGCAACCTGCCCGACTGCGCCATGCGGGGCCTGCTCGGTGAGTGCCGGGCGCTGCAGGTGCTGTCACAGCAGGTGCTGGCCGAGGCCAACAGCCGCCAGTCGGCCGGCGCGTTCACGGTGCCCAACGAGCTGTCGTTCGGGCCTGCCGACCCCACCCAGCCGGCCGACGGCGAGGACGCCGAGGACCAGGACCCGTTCATGGCCGAGCTGCAGAAGGCCCTGACGGAACCCATCGCGGACCCCAGCGCGGCCAGCTCGGTGATGCCCATGCTGATCCGGGGGCCGGCCGAGTTCCTGAAGGACGAGTACCTGCGGCGCATCGACTTCGCCCGCGACACCAGCCAGGCGCTGGAGGCCCGCATCGAGGCCCGCATCGCCCGCATCGCCAGGGGCATCAACCTGCCGGTGGAGAAGGTGATGGGCCACCAGCAGACCACCTACGCCAACGCCGCCCAGGTGGATGAGGACGAGTTCAACGACTACCTGCGCCCGAGTGCCGACACCGGAGTGGAGGCCCTGACCTACGCGTTCCTGTGTCCCCAGCTGCTGGAGAACCCGCTGGTGCCGCCCGAGTGGGCCGACGGCCGCCTGTTCGTGCACTACGACCCCGCCGGGCTGATCGCCCAGCCCAACGCCGAGGCCAACGCCGACACCGGCCTGAAGGAAGGGGCCATCAGCGAGGCCGCCTGGCGCAAGGCCAAGGGGTTCAGCGAGGACGACGCCCCCGACGTGCTGGAGCTGCTGGTGCGGGCCGGCCTGCGCCGCGGCATCCTCACCGCCGACCTGACGCTGGCGCTGCTGCAGCTGCTGGAGGGCGCCCCGCCCATCGAGGTGACCCAGCCGGCCGACGTGCCCGAGGGCGAAGAGCCACCGCCCGAGGACCCCGACGCCGACGCCCGCGCCGCGCTGCTGCAGCTGCTGGTGGCCAACCTGGGCGGCGGTGCGCAGCTGGCCCACGTGCGCGCCAACGGCAACGGGCACGTGCACGCCGAGCCGCCGGCACCCCTGCAGCTCACCGCTGCGCCCACGCCGGTGCCCGACCGGGCCAGTGACGCCGGCCGCCGGCTGACCGAGCTGGACCGCGAGCTGCGCACCCGCCTGGTGGTGGCCAGCAACGACGCCATGAACCGGGCGCTGGAGCGTGCCGGCAACCGGCTGCGCAGCAAGGCCAACGGCACCGAGCTGCGCAGCACCCTGCGCAACGTGCCACCCCGGCTGGCGTTCGCCCACCTGGGCCAGACCCTGGTGGCGCAGGTGCTCGGTGACGACAACCCGCTGGACGGGGCCTGGGACGACCTGGAGGCCCAGTTCATGGCGTGGGGGGCGCAGGCCCAGGGGCAGGCCATCGACGTGGCCGGCCAGGTGGCCAGCGGCTTCTCGGCGGCCGAGCGGCAGAGCCTGGGGCTGCGCCAGGCCGACGATCTGGCCGAGGCGTGGGCGTGGATGCGCGAGGCCCTGGACAGCCTCGCGCTGGCGCGCATGTTCGACCCCGACCCCAACGTGCCCGAGCTGGGCGAGTTCGACCCCAGCCTGCGGGTGCCCACCGGGCTGGTGCGCCAGTCGATGGCCCGAGCCGGCGGCGCCACCGGGCTGCTGGCCACCGACGACGGCGGCACGTGGATCACCCTGACCGACGGCGGCACCCGCCCCGCTGGGGGCATCGGCACCGGGGAGCTGGTGCGCGGCGCCCTGCGCGACGGCGGCGCGACCGTGGAGGCCTACCGGTGGGTGTACGGCCCCGCCTTCCGGCAGCGCCCGTTCGTGCCGCACATGAACCTGGACGGCCAGGTGTTCCGCAACTTCGATGACCCGGTGCTCACCAACGGCAGCGGCTGGCCCCCGTACAGCTTCTACATGCCGGGCGACCACGCCGGGTGCATCTGCGACTTCGAGCCGATCATCGTCCCCGCCGCCGAGCTGTCGTAGGCTCCCCGGCAACACCTGGAGGTAGCACCCATGGCCCGACGCTTCCGAGGCCCCCTGGTCACCGTGAACGTGCAGACCGGCGACGGCCGCGTGATCGCGGACGACGCCATCAGCGTGGCCCCGCTGCCGCTGCCGTTCGCGTGGCTGCGCGACGGCGACCAGCACGTGGGGCTGACCGAGGTGGCCCCGCAGGTGGGCATCATCGAGAGCATCGAGCGGGTGGGCGACGACTGGGTGGGCGAGGGCCTGATCGATGACGAGCAGCCCGACGGTGCCGAGCTGTGCCGCCGCATGGATGCCGGCCTGGCCAGCCACGGCAACCGCCAGCTGGTGTCCATCGACCCCGACGACTGGGCCGTGGAGATCCTGGCGGTGGAGTCCGAGGCCGACGGCGACGGTGTGCTGATCCTGGCCAGCGCCGGCACCGGGCAGCCCCCGCGCCACGCCCGCACCGCCGCCGCCGGTGACCCCGCCCCCGACGGGGCGGTGCTGCTGTTCGAGGATGCCAGCGACTCGATCATCGAGCGGTACACCCGCATGCGCATCCGGGGCGCGACGGCCTGCGCCGTGAGCGCGTTCACCACCGCCTGGGTGGAGCTGGTGGCCGACGCCGCCGAGGCCGACCCCGACGCCCCCGAGGAAGAGCCGCCGGCCGACCAGCCCGAGGGCGAAGAGGCCGACAGCACCACCGCGGCAGCCCCTCGCCCGGCTGCCGTGGTGGTGCGCCCACCTGCCGACGTGTTCACCATCCCCGAGCCGGACCTGGACACCCAGGGCATGGCCGAGGTGTACGGCATGCCGGCCCAGGAGCTGCTGGTGGAGCAGCCCGACGGTGGCCTGGCCGTGCCGTTCACCATCGTGCAGCGGCCCGACGGCACCCGCGTGGTGTTCGGCCACGCCGCCCGCTGGGAGCAGTGCCACATCGGCTACCCCGGCAGCTGTGTCACCGCGCCCGAGTCGGCCGCCGCGTACGCGCACTTCCACGTGGGCGAGGTGCACTGCGCCGACGGCAGCCGGGTGGCCACCGGCACCCTGACCATGGGCACCGACCACGCCGCCGCCGAGCTGCGCGCCCCCGAGGCGCGCGACCACTACGCCAACACCGGGCTGGCGTTCGCTGACGTGCGGGCCAGCAACGGCGCGCTGGGCGTGTGGGTGGCCGGCGTGCTGCGCCCCGACGTGACCGAGCAGCAGCTGCACGTGATCCGGGCCAGCAGCCTGTCGGGCGACTGGCGGCGCATCGGCAACGGCCTGGAGTTCATCGGCGCCCTGGCCGTGAACGTGCCCGGCTTCCCCATCGCCCGCGAGGCCGTCACCGCGGCCGGCCTGCAGCAGCTGCCCCTGGCGGCCCTGTCGGCCAGCGCCTACCTGGACGACGGCGTGCAGACCAGCCTGGTGGCGTCGGGCATCGTGCAGCGGTGCCCCGACTGCCAGCGCCGCGCGATGGCCAACCGGGCCGCCGACGCCAACCGCCTGGACGGCGGCGAGGTGCTGGACCTGCTGCGCAAGGTGGAGCTGCGCACCCGCCACCTGACGCCGGCCGCGGCCGAGCACGCCCTGGCCCGCCTGCGCGACGGCGCCCCCGCCCCCAAGCTGGGCCGCCGGCACGACGGCAAGGTGCGGGCGCCACGGCGCTGATCCCAGCCGGCGACCACAGCGCCGAGTGCCCGCTGTGCGCCGAGCTGCCCTACGGCGCGCAGCTGGCGGTGCTGCTGCACGCCGACCAGGAACCGGTGCTCGGTGAGTGGTGCCCCGACTGTGCGCTGCCCAGCGCGGCCCGGTTCGGCATCACCGCCCGGTGCGCGCACGGCTGGCCGATGGTCGGCCTGAACGTGCCCGACGTGGTGGCCTGCCTGGACTGCGGCCGGCAGCAGCCGCACCCCCAGCTCGGCTAGATGCACGACAGCAGCCGCCGGCTGGTGTACGGTCACCGCCAGCAGAGGTCAGGGCAGCCGAGCACCTAGTGCCGGTGGCCAGCCTGGGCAGCCACCTGGTGGCCCCAGCAGCGCCCCACCGACGTGCGAGCACACCACCCGCTACGTCCGATGGAGGACACCACCGTGCAGAACCCCACCCCCGCCCAGCCCCGCATGATCGCCCGAGGGCGGCACCTGTTCTACGAGTTCCCCGACGGCCGCGTGCTGCCGGTGATCCGTGGCGGCGCCACCGAGCAGCCGACCCTGGCCGAGCTGCTGGCCCAGGCCGCCAACCCCGAGGGCATCGAGGACGACACCCTCGCCCAGCTCGACGCCGACATCACCGGCGCCGCCGAGGCCCTGGCCGCCGGCGACCTGGACGACGAGGCCCTGGCCCAGCTCACCCAGGCCGGGGAGGCCGTGCAGGCCATCCGCGCCGAGCAGGAGGCCCGCGAGCAGGCCGCCGCCGAGCGCGCCGAGCAGGCCCAGGCCGCCCTGGCCCTGATCCGCGGCGAGTCGGACACCGACCCCGAGGGCGACCCCGAGGACGAGCCGGCCGACGACGACGCCGACGAGCCGGCCACCCCCGAGGCCGAGGTGCCCGCCGAGGTGCCGGCCCCCGAGGCCGAGGCCGAGGTGCCCGCGCCCGAGGCCGTCGCCGCGAGCACGCCCCCGGCCCCGCGCCGGCCCGTGACCCGCGTCGCGGCCCGCCGCCCCGCCCAGGCCGCCCCGCGCCAGTCGGTCACCGCCGGTGGCGGGCTGGCATCGCTCGGCATGGTGGCGTCGGCCAACGCCCCCGGCGTGCAGGCCGGCCAGCCCATCACCAGCTACGACCAGCTGGCCGCCGCGTTCGTGTCGGCGGTGGACGCCACCAAGGGCTACCGCCACGGCCCGCCCGTCAAGGTGCCGGTGGTCCGCATCGGCCAGGGCGACACCCAGTACCCCGAGGCGTTCCGCCTGGACGGTGACCTGGCCGGCAACCAGCGGCGCATCGAGGCCGCGCAGCGGGCCATCCAGGAGGCCGGTGGCCTGCAGGCCGCCATCACGGCGTCCGCGCAGGACGCCAGCCGCACCGCGGCCGGTGGCATCTGCGCCCCGCAGCAGGTCAACTACGACATGCCCACGCTGGGCACCGACGCCCGCGCCATGCGGGACGGCTTCATGGCCCGGTTCGGCGCCGACCGCGGCGGCATCCGCACCCTGCCCATGCCGCTGCTCGGTGACCTGTCGGGCGCCATCGGCGTGTGGACCGAGGCCAACGACCAGAACCCCGCCGACCCCACCACCAAGCCCTGCCTGACCGTCACGTGCCCCGACGAGGACGAGACGATCGTGGAGGCCATCACCCGGTGCCTGGAGTACGGCAACTTCCGGGCGCGCTACTTCCCCGAGCAGATCGAGGCGTGGATGCGCCTGGTCGCGGTGGAGCACGCCCGCTACGCCGAGCAGCGCCTGATGGCCACCGTCAGCACGGGCAGCACCGCGGTCACCAGCGGCCAGGTGCTCGGCACCAGCCGCGACGTGCTCGCGGCGCTGGACCGGGCCATCGCCGTGTGGCGCTACCGCCACCGGCTCGGTGACGGCTACCGGCTGGAGTTCGGCGCCCCGATCTGGCTCCGCGACCAGATCCGCACCGACATCACCCGCCAGCTGCCGGTGGGCACCGTCGAAGAGACGCTGGCCGTGGCCGACGCCACCATCGCCCGGTTCTTCGCCGTGCGGAACATTGAGCCGGTGTGGCTGCTCGATGGCGAGTCGGGCCAGCGGTTCGTTGCCCAGGGCGCCGGCCCGCTGCAGGGCTGGCCGTCCACCGTCAAGACCTACCTGGCGCCCGCTGGCGGCTGGCTGTTCCTCGACGGTGGCACGCTCGACCTGGGCATCGTCCGGGACAGCACCCTGAACGCCACCAACGACGTGCAGGTGTTCGCGGAGACGTTCGAGGGCGCCCACTTCCACGGCCCCGAGTCGTGGACGCTCACGTTCGACACCTGCCCCGACGGCTCGGTGTCGGCCACGGTGGACATCAGCCCCTGCTCCACCGGCAGCTAGTAACCCCAGGCAGTGCGGTGGTGGCCCCGGCAGCGGTGTCCGGGGCCACCACCACCGCCTAGTCCGAGCACCCAGGAGGCACCCACGTGCGAGCACCGATCCAGGCCCCGCAGGCCCGACCCCCGCGCTATGGCCTGCTGGCCGCGGCGCCCACCGTGGACGACGCCGACCTGCGGGTGCTCGCGGGCGGCTGGGAGTACCAGCCCGAGGCGTGCGGCCTGAGCGGGCGCGACAGCATCACCTGCGCCGGCAGCACCGACGGGGCCATGGACCCCAGCGGACAGCGGCCGGGCATCATCGAGGGCGACCCCATCTGGCTGTGGGCCGGTGACGAGTGCAGCACGTTCGGCTTCCAGGCCCGCGACTGGCAGGGCCGGGCACGCCGGCAGCTCGCGGCCACCGAGAGCTACGAGCTGGCCGCCGAGCTGTGGGACGGCACCGTCGCCACCGCCGATGCGCTGGCCAACCCGTTCCTGGCCAGCGCCGGGGCCAACAGCGACACCGTGACCAACGGCGCCACGGCCGAGGTGTCGGCCCTGGCATGCATCGAGGCGGCCCTGGCCGAGCTGCTGAAGGGGCAGCAGGGCATGGTGCACGTGACCCCGCAGCTGCTCACCCACCTGCGGGCCGCCGACGCGATCGGCCGCGAGGGCACCGTGTGGACCACCAGCATGGGCCACATCGTGGTCGCTGACGCCGGCTACAGCGGCGCCGGCCCCGGTGGCGTGGCCGCCGGTGCGAGCCAGTGGGCCTACGGCACCAGCATGGTGCAGGTGCGGCTCGGCCCCGTCGAGGTGATCCCCGGCAACCTGGACGACGCCCGCAACCTGGCCGCCGCGATGGACCGCCAGGTCAACGACGTGGTGGTGGTCGCCGGGCGGCTGGCCGGCTACCAGTGGGCCAACGACTGCGCCCACGTGGCCGCCGAGGTGGACCTGCCCGTGTGCCTCATCGGAGGTGCCAGCTAGCCGTGCCGAACCCCGCTGCTGACTTCACCGTCGAGATCGTTGCCGGCAACGCCGACCAGAAGGTCACCGTCGTTGCTGATCAGGTGCTGACCGCCACAGCGGCCGATGTCGGCCTGGTCGTCACGGTCGCAGCGGACGGCACCTTGGAGCTGGCAGCACCCGCGGCCGGCGGCATCACCGACGCCGGTGGCTCGGTGACCATCGAGCAGCTGTGGTCCGGCTCGCAGGCCGAGTACGACGCGCTCGGCGCCTACGACGCCAACACCCTCTACTTCACCCCGGAGGCGTAGGTGCCCGTCTACCGCGGGGCGACGGTCATCCACTCCGGTGGTGGCGTCGATGCCCCCGACTTCACCGGCGGCACCATCTCCGAGTCGGGCGGCTACCGGTACCACGCGTTCACGGCGAGCGGCACGCTGGTGATGGTCAGTCCCGGCACCATCGAGGACATCCTCATCGTCGGCGGCGGCGCGAGCGGCGGCTCCGGGAACACAGCCGGCACCGGCGGCGGCGGCGCTGGTGGCGTCGTCCAGGTGGCCGACCTGTTCGTGGGCGCGGACGTTGCGATCGTCGTCGGCGCCGGTGGCGCTGCCGTGGTCGGCGTGGTCGGGAACGACGGCGCCGCGTCCCTGTTCGGGCCAGTCCGAGCGTTCGGCGGCGGGGGCGGCACCATCGCAACCGCCGCAGCTGTAGACCACGGCCGCTGGGGCGCATCGGGCGGCGGCGGTGGCGGTGGTGGCGCTGGGTTCTACAACCTCGGTGGCGAACCCGTCACAGGGCAAGGCAACCTCGCTGGCCGTGGGTTCGACAGCGCCACTGGCTCCTTGCGCGCCGGTGGCGGCGGCGGCGGCGCGGGGGCT